TTTGATAAAAATAACCAGAAGCTTCTTGAGCGCTTAACACGCTTACATCTGTACCTGTTACATAAAATATATGTTTATGAGCCATTTTATTGTCTTACGTTTGTAAATAGTGTTAATCTTGCACCCCAGTAAGAAGTTGAACTATTATTAGAATTATCAATATAGTTAATCAGTTCTGTTGCATAACTAAACGATATATCAATATTACCAGAAGTAACTCTTAGGTATCTAATGTCTGGTAAAACTCTATAACTATCAGGGGTAGATATAAAGTTAGGTTTATCAGAATCATTTTCAATATAATCATAGTTATATAATATTCTTCCTGTATTATTATAATTTATAACATATCTGTCATTATTAGATGCATCAAATGTTACTGTCTTATAATCTGAAGTCAACCCGTCTATACCCCAAATATTGAAATTTTCGCCTGAATTTTGTGCTGGGTTAGGACGTTCATTAGAGTTATCTGTTTTATTAATGTAAATTAAAGTGTCATCTAATGTATCACCAGTATTAACTAAAATCTTTAATGCTTGATAAACGTTAGAAGAAACACCATCTCTAAAGTCTGTATTAGGGTTTGATGTAGATGATTTATTTTCTACAAAAGGTATACCTAACCATGTTGTCTGTCCATCAACACCAGGAGCATATTGTTGTTGTCCAGTTATAGCTGTACCATCAAAAAAGAAAGCTCTAAAATATTGTCTATCAAAATCGTTAGCAACCCCATTAGGATTAGAAGTTGTAATAAGATTAATTAAATTAGTTGATCCTGTATTCCTATTGATACCAAATCTAGCATTGTTAATCATTACATTAACAGCAGCTGCTGCACTATCAGCATTAACCCACTTACTTTCAAATACAAATTTATAAGTTGAGTTAGCTGCAGCAATAAATCTATTGAACTCAGTTGGTGTATGAGTATGAGTTTGTGTAGGTGTTCTAGATGTTGTTGACGTTCTCGTCTGTGTTGACGTACGAGTTAGTGTCAGTGAAGCTGTTCTTGTATTAGTTGGTGTTTGGGTCCTGGTTGGAAATTGGGTTGATGTTCTAGTATTAGTAGCTGTTCTACTTTGAGTTGGTGTTTGTGTTCTGGTTATGGTTGGTGTAGCAAAATTTGTATTTGTAATTGTAACTGTATTAGTTAATGTAGGTGTATTAGTTGCTGTAGGTGTTGGTGAATGGTTTTGTGTAGGGGTGTATGTTAATGTATAAGTTGGTGTAGGGGTAGGTGATGATGTTCTAGTAATGTTTTTAGTTGCAGTCGGTGTAGGTGTGAATGGGCTATCATAACCAACACCGTTAACTGAAAAGTTATAAATGTGAAAAGCTGAATAATTAACGCCTGTTGAATAAGATAAACCAATTTGAATTTGACCATTTTCTGGTTTGATTAAATCAAGGTGTTCTTCTTCATGAACTAATACAAAATTACCTGCATTGTTTCTAAGATAAACATAAGCTGTTCTTCCATAATCAGATAATCTTATTTTAAAAGCTTGTCGTCTAGGATATAATCCTGTAGATGTTGGTGATTTTGTTATTGATACTGTATTAGTATAAGTTAATGTAGGGGTGTGTGTTCTTGTAGGTGTTTTGGTAGGGGTAACACAATTGTTTAATGAACTAGTAACCGTTGTTGATTGTGTTGTTGTTCTAGTTGTTGTTCTGGTAGGTGTGCTAGTTACTGTTGATGTACGAGTTAAAGTAGGCGTTGCTGTCGCAGTACTGTTAGCCGTTGCTGTAAATGTCTTAGATGGTGTGAATGTAGGTGTTGTTGTAGCAGTTGCTGTAGCTTTAGGATAAAGATCACCGTAAGTTTGGTATAAACTAAAACCTAAATCAGAAACATCATCACTACTTGCAATGTATTGCCAATCATTTAACGAACCGTGTCTTAAAGTAATGGCGTTAGGATGGTATACTGTATCACCATCAATGTCTGGACCTAATGGTAAAGCAAATGACCCAGCAGCATCAAACCCGATACCTAAAATAGAATTAGGTACACCAGAAAAAATATCATTACCATTAAACTCAACAATACCATCTGTAGGAGCAAAACCTAACCCAGGTCCAGGACTACCAATATCATTTCCCGTACAAGCATTTACAAAGTAAACACAAAACCCTTCTCCTCCAGATGTTGATGAACCGAAGAAAGAAAACTCACCAGATATAACAATATCTTTTCTGATATCTAATATATCCTCTAACAAAAGGTTGTTTGTTTTAACATTGTATATCGGTGATGCTGGCATTATATATATTTACTGTTACTCTCCTAATTTCAAAACACCTTCAGGTTTAATCCATGATGAATTATTTGTACCTTCAAGGTAGTTATATTTTATGTACGAGCCTGTTAGAGGGTTAGTATAATTTTCATCTCTTACTTGAGCATTTTGAAACCAAACTTCATTAATATCATTAGTAAATATACCATTAACATATTTGTATGTTTGATACCAAAATGCCATACAATCAGAAGAATCTATAGTTTTTATAACGTAACCATAAACATTTGTTTCAGGGTTATAAGTAAGTACAGGGCGATCAGCTTCATACATATTGTATATACATTGCTCAGTTACACCTTCAGTTTGTATGATTGGATCGTGATGTGATCTAAAACTATATTCAATAAGAGAACCAAATAGATTGTTAGTGCTATGAGGAAATACGCGTTTAAGAGATAAACTATCGAGTTCTAATTTATATATAGTTGGGTAGAACGTTTTATAATTAGTAGCTGACATAGCTCCTAACAAAGTGGTTCTATGTAACAATAAGGTATTTGTCTTTTCATGAAAGAAAAAGTTACCAAATTTTTCTAATTTATTATCACCTTGAGTTGTTCTTGTAATATAAATTAACTCATTTGTAAATGATAGAACTTTACCAGTATTATAATCGTAATCTATCTTTTCTACAACCATGTAGTTATCAGTTTCGATTACCGCTACATCAAATACAATATCAAATTTAATAATATTATCATTTAACTCTTCGTAAATATTTGGCTCTGCTTTGTACTTAACAAATATTGCACTTAACGCAGCTGAAAGAGGTGAAACATAATTGTTTATATCTCTGAATAAAGGTGTAGCAGATAAAACATACTTTTTATCATAGATTGATCTACGTAAAGTTTCTGGTTCATCTACATATGTTGTAGATAAACTGCTAATAGTATCTGAATAGTAAGGTATTTCATATCTATTAGCTATAGCAAAGTTAGATTCAAAAGGATTTTCTTGCCTAACTGTCGCATAATTAAATAAACCACAATCGATAGTAGAACTTAATTCTTTTAAGAATGTAGCAGGTCTTGCAAAATTAGGTCTTCTACCGTTAATATCTGAACCTGCATCTAAAAGTAAGTTATAATAAAGTGATAGATCTGATGTACTCCAAGAAGGTGAATCTGAGCTAGGTGTATTAGGTAAAATAACCCCTTCATAAGACGTATAAAAACACCCATCGTATATATTACCTCTTCTGTAAGTAATACCTGAAGCGAAACACCAAGGCATATCAAACACGCCAAATGTAAATTTACTTAATGTATTAGTAGCAAAAGTACTACTTAACATTGTTACATTACTAACTATAAAAGTTTGACTAGGTATAACACCAAATATTTCAGCATTATCATCGTTGTAATTAAATTCTGAATTATTATATTCAAATAAACCATTACTGAAAAATAAACATCTTTGAGTAATAGTATTAGTTGAGTCAGTATAGTTAACAAATTCTCTAGGAGTAGATTGTTTGTAAAAGCCGTAACTATTACCATAAACATCTGATGTATCAAATATTAAATCTTTTTGTGACACACCTAATCTAGATTGTCTATCATCTATAGGTAATAAAGCTTTATTAGATATTTTGTAAACGTCTTCGTTGTCCCAAATATCACCATTAATGCCTTTAAAAAAGTCTACCTTATCATATAATCTAGATACACCAGAAGAGTAGATCTTATTTTTCTCTTCTTTATTTTCATATCCATGAAAGTTAAGATACTCTGATCTATCGTTTATAAAACCAAATGCAGAACCATTACTAATATCGTAATTAACAATGTATGCATTTTCATTAATATCAAATACATTAGTTGATTTACTGTAACGAGAATTACCGTATGTGGCAACATACTTATTAGGATCTGGAAAATAATAAATTGAATTAGCTGATAATGAATCTGTATTTAAAAAGTAATCGTAAGAAAATGTATTGTATTGTAACACACCTAAGTTATTAGGAGTATAAAAACCACCAATATCTTTTGCAGTAACTAAAAATGCTGTATTAGGTACTGTTGCAGTACTTACATTATTTCTATTTAAAAAGTTTTGAGATTTATTTTCAGCTTTTAAAAATTGACCTGACAGTATAGTTGATGTAACATCACCAGTTGATAGATAATACCAATCAGTACCTGAATATTTTTCAAATAATTTTTTCTTATTAATTAAATTTAACTGATTAATATTACCGTTATTATATTGGTCAATAAAATCTTTATTTTTAAGATAATTTGTATCTACTGATGTAATAGATATTGGAAATGAAAAATTTGAAATAAAATTCTCTAAAACATAATTGTAACCAGATAGTAATCTTACTACAGAGTTATCATAATTTAAAAATAAATCTGGGTCAAAAGGATTAGTGTTACTTGACCATTGGTTGGTTCTATTAACACCTCCATATTGATAAGCTGATGCGGGTTCTGATGCAGTTAAATCAAAATAATCATCATACTGATCATATAATTCATCAATAACATAATTAACATTTGATAAAATATAACCTACATCTTTATCATATTTGTATACTAACGATCTTGTATCGGAGTTATAATTTAAAAGGTCACTAATGAGTTTAGTTAGAAAGGACTTAATACCTAAATTAGAAGAAAAGATATTATTTTTCTTAGGCGTTGTCTTTACGGTTTCTCTAAAGTCTTTATAGTATGAAGTTAAAGATTGTATCTTATTGGATACCAAAGGGACGAGTACATCTAATTGATCTGGATCATTATAATCAACTGAACTTAAAAACCTTCTTTCCTGCTCGGTATATACCTCTAACGATATCTGCTTTAATAATGATAGATAATTTTCTTTTACTAAATTGTTTTGCTGATCTAAAAATGTATTTTTAACTTTATTCCAAGAAGTTAAATATTTTCTGTAAGAACTTTGAAAAGTTGTTACTGTTGTAGAATTATTTTTAAAGTAAGATAACCAGGTTTTAAAATCTAATGGAAAATTATAATCATCAGCATCAGATACATTACCGAGAACGGTAATTGATCTATCAATTTTATAATCACTAAAACGATCTATAGTGTTAACTGGCATTGATAATATTTAATTGATTAGTTAGCTGACAACAATTCCAAACCAACACTTAACTGATAATTTATATTTTGTGCAACTACACCGCTTAATGAATCCCAATTCATTTCATCTAATGGTGTACCTTTATAACTGCTGAGATAAGATGGTAAGTATGTACTTGATAATGGATTATAACCTTGAAGATTAACTGTTGTTTGATATTGGTCACCCCAATTAATTAAATTATTATCCCATTCTCCTGGTACTACATTTATAAATTCATAAAATGCATAATAAGCAGATAATGTGTAAATATAATCTGGTTCATTAAAGAACCCGTTGGGTAATACTAATGGCCAACCCCAACTGTTATTATATGTGCTTAAAGGGTAACTAGATACGGTTTGTGATATAACATCTAAATTAATATCATTAACTACATTAGTTCTTAACAATGTATATTGATCAGAAAAATATTCATAAGCAATAATATAATCATCTTTTTTATCAATTACCCCTGTAAGTATATCAATTTGATTACCTGTATTGTTACCTTTGCTTTTACCTAATGAGTAATTAGTAGTAGCTAAATCTAAGTCATTAAAGTTAGTACCTTGTCTGTAATTATCTTTAAAGTTAAATTTATCTTGATTGCGCTTACCAAATAGTAATGATTTTTTAACTGAAAATAAATTAACTAATCTAGCTAAATCAGCTGGGTAATTTATTAATAAATTAGTTGTAGCATAGTCATCTAAATCTACATTATATTCTAATGCCAATCCGTATAAGTTTTGAATATTACAGGTATCTATATTGACATTGTTTTTAATAAAATTAGATGTCTTTTCGTATATTCGTTTACCTACTGCATTAGTATCAGAACTTAAAGTACCTAAAATGGTTCCAAAGAATGTATCAAATATTTCTGGTCTCTTATAGATAGAAGGCTGAAACGCTAAGTCCTTCATATAAGTAGCCATATCAAAATTTTCATTTATTTTAGCTACTTTATTACTTGATAAAGAATTAATTTGAAAGAAATTACTACTACCTGTTAGTTCAGCTGTACCGGTATCAATACTACCATATAATTTGAATATTGGAGTATCACCGTTATAATTTTTAAAAGCTGAAAGAGGTAGAGTTATATTACCTTTAAACCAACCATATCTATAATCTTTAAAAGTATTAGTATCAAAAGTAATATAATTTTCTGCAGAATTTATTAATGCATTATCACCTTTAGTATCCGTAACTGATAGGCTAAATGTATTAGTTGCAAAATTTAAATAACCTGGGTTTAAATACCAAGATTGATTTTTTAAATCATATAAATTATTTTTTAATTTAGCTACAAAACTAATTGGCTGGTTAACATACTTTACAGGTCCAATGTTAAATGTATCTAATACAAAGCCCTCACCATCTATACCATTAGAAGTAATACTTAAATCATCAGGTTGTACTTCTACATTCTCAGCTATCTTATAATAAACTGAATTTGTATTTTTAATAGGTAAATCAGATTGATAAGGTAGGTTAAAATATTTTGTATAATTGTCTGGAAAGTTTGCTGAGTCGATTGTAGCTAACAAATAGTAACTATCATTTCTATAAAAATCATCAACATAATTAAAATTAGCATACCCACTTGTTCCAACAAAAAATGCATTAATATCAGATGACGAAGTAGGTACTACTAATGAATCATTATCTAATTTACCATATAAATTAGTGTCATTAGTTTTTATTTTATGTATTATAGTATCACTATAATTGTTTCTAACAATCTCTCTAGTTACAAATCTATGAGTAGGTAATAAATGAGCATAAGGCTCAGTAGCTAACTTTGATTCATCATAATATAATGAATTACTTCCACTAGCATTTAAAAAGAATGAGTAACCGTCAGCTGAATAAGTTTGTAAACTGTTAAACCTATTAATGGTTAAAGTAGGTGAATAATTACCTGCTGACAAATATAACATTTCAAAATTTTCAGCTGATAATTGTTCGAATGCAAAAGTATTGGGTATAAAATCTTTTATTGTAACCGTATTGGCGTATGAATCTAATACGGTGTCACCTGATGTTAAAGTAACAGTCATCGTCACTCTATACTCACCAGGATAAAAATAATAATGTGAAGCAGATAAATCTTTTACTTTCGGTGAACCATCACCAAAGTCCCAAATGATATAATAATCGCTGTAATCTGAAGCTGCTAGATTAGTAGGTAAAAATTTAAGAGGGGTTTGCTCTAATGCATATGATGATAAAGATTGAACATCGAATACATTATAACTGTTAAATTTCCAATATCCTGTATTATAAATCGGCATTTTTAACCTTGTCTAATAACTTCAATTCTTTCTGATATGGTTGATAAATCTTTGAAATATGGGAATTGAAAAAATTGTAAATCTATATCTTGTTCAGTAAAATTAAAATCACTAGTTACATAAACTGGATTGTAAATCACTACTTGTAATAAGTTACTAATAAGCGTACCTGATGAAGTATTTCTTCTTGTAGAAAATTCTACAACACCGTCAATGTTTAATATTAACTGTGTTATATCTTTTAAGCTAACAATTTGACCTAAGTTTAAATTATCAACATTGAAGTAATTTAAGAATACTGATGCTACCTCGTTTCTAACTGATGATAAATCTCTTCTTGAATTTTTATCTACCTCTACATAAAGATAAGACTCTTCTCCGGCAATGTTTGCAAAGTCAAAGTCGGTAGCACTTTGAGTTACACCTAAATTTAACTCCATGTAAACTGGATCAGTTACAACTAACTCAGTGGTTGCTGACTTAACATCACTTAATAAAATATTAATTGCATTCTTTTGTGCTACTGAAAGATAATTAGTTCTAATATCTAATGATGTTTCTAGTACTTTATTAGGTACTGCAAATACATAAACGTTATTAAAGTCACATGCATCAGCAAAATTAATTTGATTAAACAAAACTCTTGAATCATCATTAGGTCTATCTAATCCAATATCAAAAAAGTATTTCTGATATATTGAAGTATAATCAAAATTGTTTACAACTTCAACAGACCTAATCCAGTTACCGAAATTTTTACTAATATAATTCTTATAATCGTCGGTAGTAACTAATCGGTATTGAGAGTTGAATAAGTTAGGTGCATTTTGTTTAATTTCTGCTACTGTTTCCTTCTGTTTAAACAATGTAGATGAATTTATATTTGTAAACGTTACATTAGCACTTTCAGCTGATGTAATAATATTAGTACCAGCTGTTGTAGTGTCGGTTAATATTTCATTAAACGTAGATGTATTATAGAAATAAAGTTGCTGATTGTTTAGGGTACCTTTACTAACTTGACCTTCTAACCCATCAGATTTCAAATAATAAATTTGAACTAAGTCCCCAGCATTTAATTTTTTACCATTTACATTATTACCAAACTTAATTTCATATCTTTCTTCCTCATTAAATCTTACAGAGTATTTTTTAGCACTTCCTGATTCAAGATATAATGAAGCTGATCTTGACCATTTTTCCCAAGCAGAATTTAAACCAACAGGCTTAACATAAACATCTATGCTATTATTATCTATATAAAAATTGTCATTAAGATTAGTTGCAGCTAAAGTAGCTACTTCGTTATTTTCACCAATTGCTTCAAATACTGGAAACTCAACAAATTGACCATTATAAAGTAAAGTATTGTTTTGAAGATTAGTTAAAGCCTCAATACCGTTAAGTGATTTTTGAAATGAAACGTCTTCAGTAAAACTAAAAGATGTACCGCTAAATGTAAAATAACTATATCTTGGTATTGTATATAAATTAGTTGCTAAATTAGCGTTAGCAGTTGCTTCAAATGATAAATTAGATGTTTGAGGACCTGTAGGGTTATAATCGATGCTCTTTACAATCTGATTAATATTTTCATATAACTCAGCTTGACTGAAATTACTCTCAGAAGAGTTCTTATTCAAATAATAGATAAGAACATGATATGAATAAGCTACAATATCAATAATAGCAGATAGGTTACTACCTTCATAGTTTTGATCAGTGAAAACCTGTTGTTGATTCATTCTTTCAATGATCAAGTCTTTAAGACTAATAGCATCAAATGCCACATAACCATCTTGTTCTATTCTAAAATCTGATTCTGCCATGATTATTGATAAAATTCTATTCCGGTTGAATTCAACAACGCTTTAAAGTTGATTGTTGTATTATTATTTATGAATGGCACTTCTAGTACCATATTAATGTTATATTGATCATTTTCCGGGTCTGCTAACACAACTATTTCTACAGGTTTAACTCTTGGCTCTTGCAAAAGTATTTGATTCTTTATTATATTACCTATTGTTTCAGCAGTGGTATCAGTGCAAGGTAGAAAAAGATATTGATTTAAATTTACACCAAATTCAGGATTTAAAACTTTATCACCTGGAAAAGAAGTAAACAAATTAACAATGCTATTTTCTATAGCACCTAAATCATAACTACCAACTAGATCTTTATCCTTAAGATTAGAATATAATGCTGCTTGTTGTGTTTGATCGAACTCAAAGTCGACTTTAACATCAGCATAAGTAAACTGTTTCTTTTTAGATATATTTTTAGGTTTTTCAAGATTACCTAAAATAATGTTAGCCATATTAATATTTATAACTACCTTTTAATTAGCTTCTGCAGCATAAATAATATTGTGGAAAAGAAATTCAATAAGATTTACGAATCTTACGTTTCTAGATATACCAGAGGTGGTTTTCTTACTGGTGATTTAGTTAAAGTAAGAGATGATTACAAATCTAGTGAAGGATATAAGAAGTTAAGTCCAGAATACAAAGCTAAGTTAGATGATCTGATTTCTAGTGATCTTAACTTACGTGTATCTGGTATTGAGAACAAATATCCTTCTAACCAACCAGGCAACACAGATAATTCAAGTGGAGAGTTTTCTATTACTGTATCGCAAGAGACAGCTCCTGGTAGGTATGATGGGTTTTATCAATTTCCAACTGATATATTCCAAGAAGTTGATGTATATCCTAACAGAATGCCTGTACCAGATAGTATGGTTAGACCTAATGGTACTAAAATCGATCCCGACACATTAGAATATGACGATAGTTATATTGGACAAGATCCTTTGAAGTCTCAGGTTGATGCAGGTTACTTACCAGATAGTGAAAAAGCTGTTGCAATGGGTGATGATAAAGAACTTAAAAACACTAACGTTCAAATACCCAATGGCAACAACTTTGATGCTCAATCAGTCGGTGGAGGTAATATGCCTGACACTAGCATTTACTTAAAGTAATAAAGCAAGAGTAAGCATTTATTTCTTGATCCATTAAGAACGCAGATTTATAGATAAAGTCGTGGCAAGTTGTAAGCTGCGACTTTTTCTTTTCTTCATCGATATCTAGATTGTCTATATGGTTAAACATCTCTTTCAACAATACAGGGTAATCATTATTAAACACATGCTCATTCTTTATCGCAAGCTTTCTGCACTTAAGAACATGTCCATGTTCAATAAGCTTATACAAATCAGCGACAAGTTTGGATACATTAGAGCTATCATCAATTTCAATCTTACCATTATTTGTAAGCTTCTGAATCGTATTAATTGTCTTACGAAGATCTGGAAAGTTATCCCTAACAATTTGTTTCAAGTCATCTTCACTACATACGATACTTTCCTTATTCAATATATGTACCATGCGTCCGGTTACATCCTCCACGTCATGAGTTATGTTAAATACTTGGCACCTGCTCTGTAATGCTGGAATGATTCGATGCTTATAGTTTGCAGTAAGAACAAATCGAGTAATTGCACTATACTCTTCCATTACATTACGCAATGCTCTCTGACCAT